TGAAAATTATTTTTCCCTCACTTTTTAAATAATCTAATTAGATTTCAAAGTAATTTAATTAACCCCCTCTCATTACCCCTCATATCTATTCTTGATTTTTAATTTACCCTTTCTCATTAGCGATTTAAAACCAAAATTCGATTCGATTTTTCGCGGTCGATCTTTTTTAACCACTAACCAAGAAGTCCGTCCCATTTGGTCTGGCGAAGCCAGACCAAATAAAACACTGAAAGTTCACACCCAATATTCTAAAGAAAATATCTAATTTTGTCTAAAATTGCAACATTTTTAATTCAACTCTTAAACATTATATAAATATTATTATCTTTAAGAGTTCATCCAAAAAACTAATTATTTTAGACAAATCTGAAAAAAGTATTAAGAATTTTTACGTTCACCACCACGGACAAAGATCTACATTTTTTCCCTGGCAATACATATAATTACCTACCCGCGATGTTTTAAAAATATCCCCCTCATTTTCAAGTAATTTAATTGCTTCTCGAATTTGATATGAGGATAAATTAGTTAATTTTTCCAATCTAGTGCTTGTAAAAGGCTGGTTTTTATAACAAATTTGAATTGCTAACCATACTTTCATTAATTGAATAGTTTTATCAAATGTTTTATTATTTTTCTTTGCTATATTGCGGCAACGTTTTATCATTTTGGGACCAATATTCATTTCTTCTTCAATTTTTTCACGAATATAAATAATCACATGTTTTCCATCCTCACAAACAGCAATATATTCTTGATCCACTAAATTAACTAAAGATTGTTCTAATAATTCTAAGTTCTTTTTATTTTTCTTAACACTAATATATTTTAAAAACTCTTCTCGTGTCCCTCTAAAGACGCCCCAAGGTGTCATCACAATACCTAAAAAAACAATAAATTCAAAATTATTCAACCTTAATACAGGCTTACCAATTTTCATTTGTTTAGTTTCCTATTCATCATAAAAAGTTTCAGCTCTTCCATCTGTAGCTTCATAACATAACTAACCATCATCATTATAATATCTTGTTAAAGTTACATTATATTTCTTTTGAATTGATGCGGCGGTTCTCTTAAATTGAGTTTTTATACTACTCTAAGAAAAACCATATTTAATACTTACTTCTTGTAATGTCATATTTTTTATTTAGCGTATTTTAATTTTGATATACAACTACGCTACTCCTTTCAAATAATATAAAAATTATTTAAAACGAATTATCTAAAATTGACTAAATCGACTAATTTTAAGCGGCAACCTCCGTTATAATACCCGCTTAAACGAGTCCTGCGCTTCTTCCATCTCAATCGTCACAGGATCTCCAAGATTTCCATTTTCAATATCAGGAACTTGATCAGTTGCCTCTCTGATATAAGAAATACAATTTTCCAACCTTTTTATCGCAGTATCCGCACTATCAATAGAAAAAAGGCAAATTTTATCCATTAAGAGTAATCCTGCCACGCCCTTATCTTCCAAAATATTCCCAATCATTTCTGCGGTCTGCCGCACCGCCCCTAAATCCATCATTGGAGTTCCATATTCATCTGTTTTAATATAAAACATTAATACATCTCCAGCTTTTGGACTCAATTTTTGAATACTTGAAACAATTTCATTTTGATCAGTCGTTATAGATGTCATCTTCTTCATCATCATCATAACTCCCTTCCCCATTATTTAACGTTTCATCATCTTCTTCCCAATTCCGTCTAAACATCGTTTCAAGATCATCTACCGCTTTTTCAGTTACAGATTTTAAAGCCTTTTTATATCCAGGAATTGTTTTCATCATTTTTCGTCTTTCCGCTCTATTCATTTCAAATCATCCTCTTGTAACATCATTTGATAATATTCTGTTATCGTTTTCATTTTCGTATACATTTCATATTCGTTTTGAGTAATTTTTTCACATTGTTCTATTTTATCTTCAATAGTATCAAGACGTTTAATCACCCACATAAGCATACCGCCCCAAGTAATTAAACATATAATTATAATTATTAAAACAATTTTAAATACCATCCTATTGTGCGGCGGTGCCGTTTATCGGATCTTCTGATCGATTCTCCGTCGCTTCCTCCTTCTCTTCTTTAATGACGTCAGGAACCGCAATTTCCGCATCTATAATAGTAATCGGATCCTTTGGATATAATTCTTCTGTAAATGGCATCATTAGCTGTTTTTGTTGCCCTCTCCGCCATAATACACTACACATTCCCATCTAATCAATACCAACAACAGTAGATTTTGCACAATATCCTCTTTCATCATGGTACGGACATTGTGTCATTTTACATGATACAATCATTCAATTACTTCAGGTTCAGCTGGCGGATTCAGTTCAACATGCTTTTTAGCTTCTCTTACTTTATCAATAAGAACACCCCAAACTGAATTACCTTCTTCATCTTTAAATTCAGCAATTCCGACGGCAGAGTCAATCATTTCTACCATTTTTTCTGCGGATTCTTCACTCTTATCTTTTGGATAAACAACAGCAAATAAGTCGTTCTCTAACATAGCCCTGACATATTTCTGTTCCATTTCTTTGTTCTTCTCTGCCATAATATAGCACTCCTTTATTATTTTATTTCTATTTACATTATACAATAATTTTTTCGTTTTGTCAATCGCCACACCCATAAAACTTTTCCTCTATTGATTTTATAAAAAGTTTATGATATAATATTTATAGAAAATAAAGGAAGGAGTATTATAACAATGATGTTAAAAGGAATCGACGAAATTAATAAAGTTATTAATGAAGTTCCTTGAGCCTTTTGAACTTACCGCAGAATTAGGAACTGATTTTGATTATTGTTTTCTTGAAGATAAAGTTCGTTATGCTCTTATTGTTGGAGATACTTCTTCTAAATTATTCATGGAAAATGCGGAAGCGCGGTTCCCTGACATCCATGCAGATGTGTTTTTATGGAGCCTGTTACATGAAATTGGTCACAGCGAAGCTCTTGACGATTTAGATGATGGAGTTGAAGAACTCTGTATGGAAATCAAGAGAGAATTGAATGAGCATACAGACTGGTCTATTGAACATCATCATATGATTTATTTCAACTGCCCCGATGAAATGGCAGCAACCGATTGGGCGGGTGAATATATGATGGATCATAAAGATGAAATTGTTACTTTCTGGAATAAACTGCAACCTGTTATCAAAAGATTTTATGAATTAAATGAGGTAAAATAATATGGCATGGACAGTAGAAAGAATTACAGAACTGTGTGTAGAATATTGCGGTAGATGCGATATTAAGTTTAATTCTCCTGTTATTATTAATGGCAGATTAACCAGAACCCTTGGAAGATGTTTTTATGAAGGGCATGGATCAGTTTGGAATCCTGTTAAAATTGAAATTTCGCGGCAGTTGCTTGAGACAGCTACAGACGAATCCATTGAAGCTGTTATTGCTCATGAGTGCGCCCATTATGTGAGCTGCGCCATCACCCATGAAAATCATGGCCATGATTCCACATTTCGTTTCTATTGTGAAAAGATTGGGACAACAAATGATACTGCGGTTTATTCTGATCTTGAGCGTACAAAAGGAAACGAAGAGGTCTATAAATATACTGTTTACTGTTCTTGTTGTGGGAAATTCATTACAGGCAGATCTCGCGCTTGTCGTATTACTAAAGAACCTTGGAATTTCTTTAGTAAATGCTGTAATGCAGAAGTTGAGGTAAAACAGAATTGGTAATGTTTTATCTTTATTGATTTTATTAAAATTTTATAGTATAATATATATGTAAGATAAAGAGAGAAGTAAAGAAAGGGGTCTGTTATGAAGAGATATGCAACAGTTGAAGCAGCGGTTGTTCTGGTAGTTGAAAATCTGGAAGCTAATCACATTGCTTGTAATACAGAGTGCATCCGCAATAGAGTTTACAGTTGGTATAGCCACTCTGATGTAACAGATCCTGAAGTGCTCGCGGCGTGTGCTCTTATGGGAAAGGAGTGGTATCCTGGAGCGACTTATCAAGATATGCTGGATGCTAAGGAATGGTGGTTTCCGCAGAATCCTTATGATGAAATTTCTATCTGGGAGATTGAAGCTGCGCAGCATGATGCAATGTGGTGGTAAGAAGAAAGGTTGCGCTAAAGCGCAACTTTCTTTTATTTGGAGACAAATATGAAAAAAGAAGATGTTGTATGGCATGAAGAAGATGAGTCTACTGTAATGGAAGATGCAGATGGATGGAAATTAATTTGTGTTATGAATCATTTTAAAGGCAAATTTCACCATGAAATTAAGACACCCGATAACTATTATATTAACTATATGAGTAATGATATATATGAAACGATTGAAAGAATTAATCAAGAGAAAAGAACCTATCAAACCTAAACCTATTTTTAAGAAGTAAATTAAATAATAAATCATGTATATATCGCAATCAACCTGACACAGGTGCATATGAGGATTGTCGGCAATGTTATATATATGAGCAACATACTATGATGCCAAGATTCTTTTGATATAAAGCTGCAGATCCGCAGCTTTATTTTTTTTAAAATTTTTGTTATAATATATATGTAAGATAAAGAAAGGGAAAGGTGATGAGCATGGAAAAATTCTTCGTAGCTGATTCTTATAAGGATATGGAAGTTCTTGGTGAGCCTTTTGAGAATGAGAAAGGACGCCTCTATGTAAAAGTAAAGGGCGTATGCCCTCGTTGCGGCGGTTCGGGTCATTATTCTTATAATCAGATGGATGGAACTCGTTGCTATGGTTGTAATGGATCTGGTATCTCTATCCAGAAGGTTCGTGCCTATACTGAGAAAGAATATACTCGTATGCAGGCTGCAAATGAGCGCGCTCGCGCCAAGAGAGAAGCTGAAAAAGAAGCTAAGGCTCGTGATCTTGTTGAAAATGCCGCTAAGTATAAGCATGAAGTTGCTTTGAAACTTGGCTTTGGTGAAGATGAAAAGGCTTATCTTGTATATGGTGATGACACTTTTGCAATTAAGGATAAGTTGAAAGAGTTGGGCGCTCGCTTTGATCCTACTTTGAAGTGGTTTTTCTCTAAAGAAGTTGAACTTCCTGAAGGATATAAACTCTGTGCTATGGGTTTTGATGAACTCTATAACTACAATCCGCAGAGTAAATGGGCAGAGTTTAAAGAAGATGCTAAGGCTATTGTGTCGCGGCGGATGGTTGAGCTTAAAGGCCCATCCACTTCTGTCTATTATCCTGGAGTTGAGAAAGAGCGGATCCGCAATATTACTGCTAAAGTAGACAGTATCCGTGGTTTTGAAGGTATGTATGGATATACTTCTGTGTATACATTTACTTCTGGAGATTATGTTTTTGTTTGGATGACTTCCAAGTATGATATGGGTCTTACTGTTGGGGAAACAGTTGATCTTACTGGCACTATTAAGAAGTTTGATGAATATATGGGTGTCAATCAGACACACCTTACTCGTTGTATTGTAAAGAAAGTAGAGGGGTAATATGTTTTTTAATTGTGGAGCAGATGCAGCAAGGGACAATGTAGAAAGACACGAACGACAGCTTGATAGGGCAGAGTTGAAGTACATTATACAGTCGATTGATGCAGCTTCCCGCCAAGGCTATACAGGAATTAAGTGGAGAGGAGACATTCGTAGAACAAATATTCGTAAACTTAAAGAATATGGATATGAGGTTATACATACAACTTATTGCATTTATGAAATCAACTGGTAAGATGAACGGGGGATAAAGATCCCCCGTTGATTTTTTTATAAAAATATGATATAATATATATGAAAATAAAGAAAGAGTAGAAAGGGAAAATCAATGACATTTAATCATAAATTAGTAGATGAATTTTTGGAGGCGATTTTTCCTCTGCCAGAAGAATTTGGAGTTATCTGCTGTAATGACGATGATGAATCTGAACCTGTAGATTTTTCGTTTTTTCAAGAGGCAATTTGGGACGTAGATCCAGATGCAATCGTGTGTTTTGGTATGTCTAAAATAGTAATTATATCTCCAAATCTTGGAAATGTAGTTATTAAAATACCTTTTAATGGTTATTATATAGAAAGCGATATAGATGGGAATTTAGAATGGAATCCATTTTGTTGGGCGACGGGTTCTGATCCTAAAGATTATTGTTTGACTGAGTTTGAGAAGTATAATAGACTTAAAACATATGGCTTAGATTGTTTTGTTGCAAAGGTGATATTCTATAAAGAAATGTGCGGCGTTCGCATATTTTTACAAGAGCAAGTAACGCCTGAAAACGACTCTTATTGTACTCGCAGGCCATCAAGAAAATCTCAAGATCTTGCAAATAAGTGGTATGATGAAGGGAAATTTTATATTGAACCTGAATGGATAGCAAATTGTCTTGATAAATATGGAAAATCTAAAGTTGAGAGGTTTTTATATTATTGTGCTAATATAGACCCCGACATTTTAGAAGATGTTCACAGCGGAAATTTTGGGTATCGTGGAGATGAGACCCCATGTATTTTGGATTATTCTAATTATAGTGACTAATTATAATGGCATTTTTTAGTGAAATTGCATAAATCGCTGTTTGTTTTTCATTTAAATTTTTGTTATAATATCTATAGAAAGATAAAGGAGGGTTAAACAAATGAGTAGAAGCCCATATTTCTTTGTTGAACGACCTGATCGTAATACTGGTAAATATGAAATGCAGCACCCGATTGTGTGGAATTATAATCATACCAAGCAGGAACCCGCCGATTTATTTCCTTATAATGGATGTCATGATCTTTTTTCTATTGTAGAAAATAACGGTACTGGTAATGATTTTCCAACTATGAGGGGTATCCATCACGGTCTGCCTGAAAATGTGGCGGCAGAGATTAAGGAAGCCTATGACCACTGTTGTTATGAAACTGAGTACGCAGGGGAAAAGCATCTTTATACCCCAACTGTACGCTGGTTCAGCTATGCGGATATGTATATTTATTGTCTTGAGCATCCAGAAGCAGTAGATTATGAAGCTATGGATGAAGCCTATTATAATGGAGAGGAAGAAGATCCGCCTAAGAAAATTATGATGCCTACGCCGCTAAAATCTCTTATGAATCGCGTTGATGCGTTTCTTGAGGTTATGGATGGATGGGATTGGCGAGATGATTATAGCCAGATCCGTATTGTCTATTGGATTGAGTAAGGAGGATCATATGAGTTGGTATTGTATTCATGAAAAGACGTGGCCAGGGACTCTTTATGAGCCTCCTGAGGCTTGGTGCGAGCTTAATGAAGATTGTGATTGCGAAGATTGTCCTCGTAGATATTCACAAGAAGATTATGAAGATGATCGTGCAGATTATGAATACGAAAGATACAGAGACTCTTTTGATTTTTAACAAAAAATTTGTTATAATATATATGTAAGATAAAGAAAGGAAAGATAATAAGCATGGCAAATGTAGTATGGTACTGGGAATATCAGTTGAAGATTTGGGATGAAATTGATAGCAAGGAAGAGATTCGTTCTGGAGTAGTTGCGGCAGATACTATTACCGAAGCTATGAAGGAAATTGAGGATTACTATGGTGATGAGATCATGGAAGTCCAGATGCTAAAAGCTATTACTGATAATGTGTTTGATTTTCAGCATGTAATGGATAACACTGGTTTTGATTTCGTTATCAGCAAAAAAGTTTAAAGGAGGGCATGATGACATTTGCAGAGATGATGTTTTATGCAGAAGCTGAAGGCTTACTGCCGACGCGGGCGGGGAAGATCAATGCTATCATCAACGCCGTTAAAGAATATCCCCGCCCTGAGATTGAGTTTTCTGAGTTTGAGAAAATTCTTGAAAATTATGGATTAAAATATGATGATTTATCTGATCGAGAGATTCGATATATCAATGCCAGCATTGGTTAAAGATGGCGACAAAGAGACCGCCGCTTGAAAAATTAAAAAAATTTTGATATAATAAGTATGTAAGATAAAGAAAGAACAAATTACAAAAACAAAAAACACTTTAAGAGAAAAAGGAGATTTTCACTATGGAGAACACTGTAAAGAAAACTAAGGCTATGTATTTTGCGGAGCTTCGTGAGATGGTGCTGGCGGCTGTTGAGGATCAGGCGCAGCAGGATGAACTGGTTGAGTTCATTGATAAGCAGATCGAGACTCTTGAGAAGCGTAAGGTTGCCGCTGCTGAGCGTGCAGAGAAGAAGAAGGCTGAGTCTGATGCTATGACTGATGCCATTCTTGCTCAGATTGGTAATGAGCTGATTACTGTCGATGAGATCGTAATTGCGCTGGATAGCGAGGAAGTTACTCGCAATAAGGTGACTGCTCGTCTTGGTAAGCTGGTGAAGGCTGGCACGATTGTTAAAGAAGCCGTTAAGGTTGAAGGTAACAAGAGAATGGCTTATCGCCTTGCCGATGCAGCAGATGCGGACGAAGAGTAATTCGTTGAATTAATACCAAGGGGAGATAAGTAATTATCTCCCCTTATTTGCGTAGGAGGATTATATGTTTTGTTTAAATTATTATCCTTCTCAAAAGTATTTGTAGGATGCAGAAGAATTTAGAATTAAATATCGACCTGCTGACCGCACATTAGAAAATTTTTTAGATGTATATAAAGATAAGTCTATTATAATTGATGTAACAGATGCTTTTGAAGAAGTAGATGCTAAATTATTAAAGGGATTATATGATAAATATAAGAATATAAAAATTATTCTTGATTTTAACAATAAGGATCATTTATCAAGAGTTCAAGAAATTGGATTGCCGTTTTTCTTTGCGAATCCAGTTACTACTATTGATCAACTGCATGGGTTATTAACTTATAAACCTACTGATATGTATATATGTGAAGAATTAGGTTTTTTCCTTGATAAAATCAGTAGAATATTACATGAAAACAATATAAAAGTTAGAGTTTTCCCAAATATTTGTCAGTCAAGTTTCGCAGATACTCCAAGTATAAAGACATTTTTTATTAGACCAGAAGATGTTTCCATATATGCAACTTTTGTAGATGTATTTGAGTTGGTTGCAGACGAGAAGAGACAGCAAGTATTATATAAAATTTATAAACAAGAGAAATGGTTTGGTAAGTTAAAAGATGTTATTCCTACTTTTAAGGGAGAACTTGATAGCAAATATCTATTAAATACTTTTGGAATGATTAGAAGCAAATGCGGCAAGCGGTGTTTATATAAGCCAGGAAGTTGCGCTATATGCGACCGATTTTCAGAACTTGCTAAAACCTTTGAGACAAATAAAATTGTGATACGAACAGCTAAGAAGAAAGATTGATTTTCTTAAAAATTTTTGATATAATATATACATAAGATAAAGAAAGAGGTAAAAAGCATGGCTGCAAAAGGAAGTATCTTGAAACAGGAAGTTGCTGAAAAAATTCTTGCGGCATTTCCTGGAAGTTTCTTGTATAATGATGGCAAGGAAATTCGTATTAATGGAACTGAAAATGGAGAAAGTCTCCAGATTAAGGTAGCATTGACCTGTGCTAAGGTAGCTGTTGAGGGCGGAGATGACATTATTCTTCCTGGTGAGAAAACTGCGGCAACCACAAATGTAAAGCCTACAGGAACGAATGAAAAAGTTCCTCAAGAGCCGACCGCAGAAGAGAAAGAAAGACTTACTACTTTGTTAAATAAGTTGGGACTGTAAGGAGATAATTATGGGAGCAGGAGTTCATCTTTATCAAATGACCTGTTGGGAATCAGCAGGACGTTGGCATGTAAATGATGTTAAAAATCTTAGTGGACGCTCTGCTAAATGGTATACTCCTATGCGTATTTTAGGAGTTTCTGTTGAAGAATATGTTGATCTTTTATTAAATACATTTCATGCAGAAGGAATGTATTATTATGCTCCCACTGATTATTTAGCTTTTCATTTCTCAAAAGAAAAAGATGCAAAAGCATTTTGTTCGTATGTAAATAAGATCGCGCGACACAGTAATTATTGCTGTGCATAGTATATACTTGGAAGTTGAGCGGCGTCCCTCCCCCAGTCATGAATGGAAGTTGAGGGCCGGCAGGTATTGTCCAGATTTGAGGCGCTCAATATAATCTGTTTCCAGATACCGAACAAAGGGCTATAGTAGGGTCTACCAAACCAGAGCCCTTTAAACGGCCCACGGTGCAAACCAAGGAGTGCTGTTAGGGTAGACATTTTTTGCTGGCGTAGCTTAATGGAAAGAGCACTTGGCTACGAACCAAGATTTTGTGTAGGTTCGACTCCTATCGCCAGTATTCTGTATGGTGCGCTAGTTCAGTGGTAGAACGGCGGCCTTATAAGCCGCTAATACGGGTCCGATTCCCGTGCGCACTACCATTTAAAATTTTTATAGTTGAACTAAAATTTTTTGGACAAAGTGCGATAATCGAACTCTAATATTTTTATATTATAATAGAAATAAAAATAATATAAAAATAGGAGGAAATATATATGAGTAAAACAACAACAGAGCAAGTATTAACTAGTGATAAACGGAAAAAACAAAGATTAGTTAATGCTTTAGGAGGTAAATGCTGTATTTGTGGATACGATAAATGCTTATCTGCTTTAGAATTTCATCATACAGATCCAAATGAAAAAGATTTTACTATTGGGAATAATACTCATATAGCATTTGAAAAAGCCTTAAAAGAAGCTAAAAAATGTATTTTAGTTTGTGCGAATTGCCATAGAGAAATTCATGCTGGATTAATTACAAATATACCTTTAACTTCTTATAATGAAGAATTAGCTAATATAGAACTTAATAAACTTAAAGAAATAAAGGCTAAAAAAATTTTCTATTGTCGAGACTGCGGAAAAGAGATTTCTTATGGTGCCATAAGATGTTTTGAATGTAGTAAAGAACATAGAAAAAAAATTAAAAGACCAGAAAGACAAGAGTTAAAGGATTTAATTAGAGTTTTACCATTTACTCAAATTGGAGAAAAGTATGGCATTACAGACAATGCTGTCAGAAAATGGTGTGATGCATTAAATTTACCTAGAACAAAAAAAGAAATAAATCAATATTCTAATGAAGATTGGGAAAAAATTTAATGTTTATTCTTAATAAGGAGTAGATATGATGTATCAGGTTCCTCATGAAGAATTTTACAAACTTTATGATGCTTCAGCTGATAAGATTATTGATTATTTTTATTCAAAAGATGAATTAATAAAGTTTATTGCCAGGTGGTGTCGTACTGGTGAATGGATAGATGATTTTTTCAGGTATCATAAAAGTGTAAGTAATTCTTTTATTGAACAGTGCACTTGCGATATAAATGAATTATTCAAAAGCAGCTGGGATCAGTATTATAGATGTTATATTCTTTATGATAATTTTGATAGAATTATTAATGTTCATGATTTTGAATCGGATGTTTTAAAGTTATATCAAAATTGGGAAGCAGAAGGTAAGACTAATACATATAGCTGGTCATCTTTTGCATGGAGATGGCGGAGACGTCGTTTAAAATCTCGCAAGTATGAGTTCTTAAGAAGAATGGATTCTAATTATAGATATAGGAAAGATCCAGTTCCTCATACACGAAAGTGGCGAGGTGGTCCGAGTCAGTCACCGCCGCATACCGCAAAAATTATGCGTATGTATGCAAATCCTGATTATAAATATTTTAATCGTGGCTCAACAAAAGAAATTCCACAGTGGTGGGATGATCGTTATAGAAGAACTCAAAGGTCTTGGAAGGAACAATCAAAAGCAAGACATCAATGGCAAAGAGGGAAGATCTAATTTAAGAAATTCCCTCTTGATTTTTTTAAAAAAATATGATATAATTATTATGTAATAAAGATAAGGAAATAAAAGCAAGACAGTGGGAGGGTTCTTATATGGCAGAGATTATGATTGATGCACTGGATCTGGATGAAGATATGGAGTTCGATCAGGAAAATGAGGTAAATACTGGTAATGCTGATGTTGTTATTACCAGTTCTGTGAAAATGTATCTGCGTGAGATTGGTCAGTATGATCTTTTATCAAGAGAAGAAGAAATCAAACTGGCGGAAGCCGCAGCTAAGGGGAACCAGAAAGCTAAAGATGATTTGGTAAATCATAACCTGCGTCTTGTTGTTTCTATTGCTAAGCGTTATATGGGTCGTGGTCTTACTCTCCTGGATCTCATTCAGGAAGGCAATATGGGTCTGATTAAGGCGGTTGATAAGTACGATGTAAGTAAGGGTTTTAAGCTCTCTACTTATGCTACTTATTGGATTAAGCAGGCTATTTCTCGCGCTGTGATGGATCAGGCTCGTAATATTCGTATTCCTGTTCATATTATTGAACTTATGAGCAATATTAAGAAGGTTGAACGTGATTTTCAGCAGACTCATGGGCGTGAACCTAGGGAAGCTGAAGTTGCGGCTGCTCTTGGTATTGAAGTTAAAAAGGTTAAGGAAGCGTATACTTGGATGAAGGATACTACTTCTCTTGATATTATGGTCGGTGATGATGAAGATACCACGGTTGGTTCTTTCATTGAAGATGAATCTGTAGTTCCTGCCTTTGCGGCAATCGAGGAAAATGATCGCACTATTGCGATTAGAAATATCCTTGATACTTTGAATGATCGTGAAAAGATGGTTATTGTACGGCGGTTTGGTATTGGTCTTGATAGAGCTGAGACTCTTGATGAGATTGGTAAGGAGCTTGGACTTAGTAGAGAACGTATTCGTCAGATTGAAGCAGCTGCGCTTAGAAAGCTGCGGAATCCTCGTCGTGCCAATCTGTTCAAAGAATTTTTCTAAAAATTTTTGGACAGAGTTGTTTAAAAAGATTTGCATACTTTTTAATAAGAATAGACTTCCAGAGGAACTTATTGATTTTCTTATAAAATTTTGATATAATATATATGTAAGATAAAGAGAGAAGAAAAACAATAGTTCCTTGAAGAAGTCAGGAACGCCTCACGGAGGTCGAGCCAAGCGCCGCTCTCCGTGAGGAAGATCGAAAAGTTGATTTTATAAAAAATTTTTGATATAATATATATAAAGTTAATAAAGACAGCAAAACTGCAAAATTTCAATTATTCTAATACAAGAACAAATTTAATTGGGTTAAATGAAAATCGCCTCTGAAAAAGGCTCCAGAAAGTGCTGAAGTTTATTGTGGTTCTAATTTGGTAAGCCACCTACGGGTTTTAGAAAAGGAACTTGCTGTCTTGTAAAAATTTTTAAGGAGCAAAAAGCATGACTAAGTAGGATTATCTTAATGGGAAACAAAAATATAATGATTTTTGTGGAAAAGTAATTTCGTAGACATTAACAAAAATTCAAAAAAATTTTGATAATGAAGATATTGATTTTGAATCTTATTGTATAAATCAGGTTGAAGAAACTTTTGAGAGTATGCTCTTACATAGTTTAAATTTTATCACTGATGTATATAAAATTGATACAGATTGGATAGAAATTTCTGAAAATGTTGTTTTAGAATTAACTTTTTCAAAAGATGGTAAAAATTTTAAAAATAGAATTTATGAACATTATTCTGATTACTTAAATAATCATGACGAAAATATGTTTTTAAATGCAATTAATAAAATTTTAAATACAGAATCTCGTTATATATTTAATCATGCGTTAGCTCAAGAGGTTGGTTCTCAAGCGATTGAATGTGAAATCATTGGTAATAACGCTTGCGGAGATTGTTTAGATCATTTGGGTGGGGGAAGAATTAATCCAACTTTATTAACAGATATTCCTCCATATCATCCAAATTGTGAATGTAATATAGTTTATTATTTACCAGTATCTAATTCAGAAGAGTCTGAATAAAACGGTGCCAGATAGCTCAGTTGGTGGTAGCATCTGACTGTTAAGCGTGATGTCGTGGGTTCAAGCCCCACCGTGGCAGCCATCGAGTTGATTTACCTCAGCCAATGTAAATCTCAGCTGTCGAGAATACAGCCGCGAGCACTATCGGGGGAGTTAAGCAATAGTAGCCAGGTAAGAACTTGGTGCCTGGTAAAAGTCAAGTATCTTTGAAAGTGGTAAAGGTGAAACTTTTGTCGCATCCCAGACGGAGTGGGAGTAGGGTGCTGGTGGGCATCCGAGCAGGGCTAAAGTAGTGGCACACACCCATCCCATAGGTTCCTGTGGCGGAATTGGCATACGCGTTTGACTTAGGATCAAAATTTTGGGGGTTCGAGTCCCTCCAGGAATACCATTTAAGGGATTGTAAGGCTTGAATTAACAAGATATGACGTGCGGGGATGAGGCCCTGCGAGATATTTCATAGTTAGTAGGGTTTTAAAGACTCAAAAGGTCAACTGAAAAGATGGAATATCTGTCTCGTGAGCGACGAACGTAGTCCCTGACCAGTTAACATTTCCGAGGGAAGACGATTATGAAAAATGTGAAATGTAGAGGTCTTAACACGGATTTAGCACTTAAACTACCACTGATCTGCGGAGTATGTGGCATAGCGGAAAAGCCTCTCTAAAAAATAAGAAGCGAAGTAAAGTGTGTTCCTCCAGTTTGCCAGAGTTCGCCGCGGAGGTAAACCTAAACTGGCATTATATACTCTCGGAGAGGATCAGCAGACTCGTCGCCCTGTCACGGCGAAGATAGTGGGGCAGCACCCATCGAGAGTGCTCGGTCGCATAGAGGGCCTGAAGCCCTATGGTTCTGTTCCAGGAACTGAAATTGGAAGGTATAGGAGAGATTGCTGAGCATTGCGTTTCCTCACTCCACTCAACCAAAAGGAGTAAATAAAGATGTCTATGAAATGCCAGTTTGAGAAGATGGTAGGGTAGCTGTTAAACTCACTTATTAGATTGCAAGTTATGGTTCTTGGATCTAATTTAAAAACCAATGCGCTGTTATGGCACAGCGCCATATCCCATCGAGGAGAAATTAAATGAGGCGGGCTGGCATATCCCAAGTTCGCAATAATATGCCTTTAATATGCTCCGTTAGGCAAGTGGTCTAAGCCGTCGGCCTTTCACGCCGGAGACGGGAGTTCAATTCTCCCACGGAGTACCACGTCTCTTCGTCTAGTGGCTAAGGATCTCGGTTTCTCAGACCGAGGACGTGAGTTCGAATCTCACAGAGATGATTTGATATTTTTAAAAAAATTTGATATAATATATATGTAAGATAAAGACAGAAACAGCAAAACGTAAAGAATAAGCGTTAAATTGGGGATTTAAAGGTGCTATATTTAAGCTGTCTTGTAGATGTTTCTGGCCCCATAGTCAAGCGGTTTAAGACGGCTGACTCTAAATCAGCAGACGTCGGTTCGAATCCGACTGGGGTCCCCATTTGGTTGACAAAACCGCTGACATGACTACTGCGTCAGTTCAAAAACAGTAGCAGAAGATCTTCAACCGCGTCCATCCTGGCTCGGTATATAAATGCAACGGGAGAATGAGGACAACCACTTTTAGGAAAACCCGTGAAGCCTCTGATCAGGGCTGTGGGGAGCCGTAATCTCCCTTCTTACTTTCTTATTTGATATTTAATAAAATTTTTGATATAATATATATGTAAGATAAAGAAAGACGATTGCAGCAATTATTTAAAGAAGATTTGACTGTTAATCAAAATACTTTAAAGTCGTCTTGAGGATTAATTTTATGAGAACTTATCATCCTAAGAGTTGGAGTCAGCAAGCAAGCAAGAGAGATGTGTGATAAGCAAATTAAACAGATTAATTCTGGTTGGCAAACTATAGATGGAGCAGTTAAGTTCTTTTCTCAGTCTTATCGTGCGGAGATCATTAGAAATCGTGTTGCAAAAAGATTCGGTAGAATGGTTAGAGCAGGTAAGGTTCATGAAGATTTAGAAGCATATTATCATCATTTTTATGAGAATGATTGTTAATAGGAGAAATAAAGATGCAATCAAAAATTGATATGGCAACTGATTAGGCTTTTATTCTTGCCTATAACAACAATTCTGATTATACTAATATGGCAAGAGCTTTAGGATATGGAAATAATATTAATAATAATGTAAGAGTAAAAATTAAAGAAAGATTACAAAAAATGGGTTTGCCTTTATATGAAGGTAAAAAAGATGTGGTATCTTTGACTAAAAGAGAGCTGTTTCAAAATAGAAATTCATATCAAAGTGCTCGTTCTGCAATAGTAAAAAATGCTCAGGCGGTTTATTTAAAAAGTATGAAACCAAAATGTTGCGCTATTTGTGGATATAACAAACATTATGAAATTGCTCATATAAAAGCAGTTGCAAATTTTGAAGAAGATGCTTCTATTGCCGAAATTAATAATGAAAATAATTTAATTGCTTTATGTCCTAATCATCATTGGGAATATGATAATGGAATTTTAGATTTGGCGGGGTGGAGCAGCGGTAGCTTAACGCCCTCATAAGGCGAAGGTCGTGGGTTCAAATCCCACCCCCGCAAGAGATATAAAATTAACAGCCTCCACGTGGCATATCTTGGGTAATGCTAATAGTTAATTAAATTTAAGCAAGTATATGTAGCACTAACATATACAACTGCTTAGAAGTTTGTTTTCTACTTTTGTTCTTAAAAACAAAGAGAGTGACTTGGATGTTCAAGAAGAATGTTTCCGTGCTTTCGGTGATAGCGGTCGTTAGTGAGTTCATGTCCTGAATGAACGATCCCCCGCGAGGAGTGCAAAAAGATAGAGGGTGCAAATATCTATCGTACTACTATACTCGTGAGTAGTTTTCCTTTATATCCTGAGTGACACACTTTTCAGTGAATAGTTCAAAGTAAAAAGAATACTCAGTTTTTATATAAACTGCGGTTTATATAATCAAAGATATAAGCCGCATTATGCTTCTCTGGCGCAATAGGCAGCGCAACTGATTTGTAATCAGTCGGTTAAGGGTTCGAGTCCCTTGGGAAGCTCCATAGGCACGAGTGGCGGAATAGGCAGACGCAGCGGACTTAAAATCCGCTGATCGAAAGATCGTGCGGGTTCAAGTCCCGCCTCGTGCACCATCGAGAACAAAAGTTCTCACGTCATGTTTAATCTTTTCTTTTTAAAAGGAGTTGGAGTTAAACTCCAACTCCTATTTTGGTGTAGTTGGTGTAATGGTAACACAGGGGATTGTGGATCCTTTAATATCAGTTC